TAAAAGGGGAGTTAGGTGCTTTAGCAGAAGAACGCTTACCTCGTATACCCTGATCTTGGTACGCTCCGTACTCTTCCATAGCAAAATACATTCCGATGGAGTTAGGCATAACTTTAACGTCACCTCTAATAGATTGATGCAGCTTCTTAGAAACGTTTTTATCCTTGGTAGTAAGGTTTCGTTTAGCTTGATTTACTACGTGGTCTCTAAAGCGTTCTAAAGCCTTTTGTATTTCGTCTTTCTGCATTAGCAAATACTCATTTCATTAGGCACTATAATATCAAAGGTCATAGTCCACCCAGCTAACAAGTTCTCAAAACGCTCTGTGAATGGTTCGCAACTTGGTACTCCATCTAACTGATAGTTTGTATCTGACAAATCACCATTGAACAAACTTGCTGCTAATCTTTGGCATACTGCTAACTGAGTATTTAACACATCCTGTTCGTTGTCGTTCCCTTTAAACACATCCGTTGTTTCGCTCTTAGATATGTCTACTATGTCCATAGCAATAACGCTAATGTTAAACCTCATTACGTTCTGTTCTATGTTCACATTATTTACCATAATATGTGACAAAGGGAATATCGTTTGTTTGTTTAAATCTACCTCAAAGATGCTACCTTCTGTAACTGTATTTACAAACGGAGATGCTATTAGTTCCGTTTTTATGTTATCAATTACGCTATAAAATCCTACCATTTTTGCTGTTGTTTTTTAATCTGTCTAATTTCTATTTCCGTCTTTTGCTTCTCAAAGGTTAAAAAAGTTAACGCCTTTACAAGGGGTTGTTTAGTAACTCTGTCAAATTCGAGAATGTTTCCTTTAGCTGCTGCATAGATTGACTGATACCATCCCCATTGCTTTCCAAACTGCGATTGTTCGCTGTAGTCGCTTTGCTCATCTTCCTCGTCTCCTTCTCCAAATAATCCGCTAAAGCCTCCAATAATTCGAGACCTAAAGTCCAAAAAAAAACCGATGCGCCCATTGCTATGCTTACCGGTGTGAACTTCATAAGTTCGGCATATTCTCCCGTTCCTTCGTAGTCTATAATCTCGTACTTATCTCCTTTCGTGTTTTTGATAGGTCTGTAAAGCACAGCCATAGCTTTGTGCATATTATCCCAGCTACTTAAATACTTTTCAGCATCTATATACTCACCCCAAGAAATCTGTTCTAAATTTGGAATAAATCCGAATTCAATATCTCCTATCTTAAAGCGGTGTTTAAAGGTTGGTTTCACCGCAAATATGCGGTTAAAGTGTTCTACCATATCCGAAAGATCAGTAGCTTTTATCTTTACTACATCCTTTAACTCTATGCCACAGAATAACTGCACCATCTTTTCAGATATGAACTCAGCATCGTTTGAAGTGTCAACAGTCTTTCTGAATTCCTGATAGTGCTTTAATGGAATCTCGTCTAAACTTGTTGGTATTAGTAATTCTAACTTCATAGTATTAAAACTTTTAATTCGTGTTTGTGTTGTTTCTATATGCTAATACATATGAATAAGCTTCGTTTAGCATTATTATATGCTTTCGCATACTCATAGGGTTGTCAAATACAATTCGTACTCTTATACGCTTTCTTTCGTATATATACTCTTGTACTATAGCAACCATTTCTTCAACGGATGGCGTATGTTCCATAGCTATTGTTTAATCCTAAAGTTTCCATTTCGTGATAACGTAGCGCATCTATAATGTGGTCATTGCCACCTGCAGGTTTGTTTAATCTTACTCCTGTTTTATCCGTGTCCCAGCAATACGCTCTAAGTTCTTTGATTAGATTCGTGCTTGTAGATGTCACTAAATAATCTTGCCGTTGCATTACATCTATTCCGTAATTAATCGAATCCTTACCCTTCGTAACGCCTTTAATAGTTATTCCCTGCCTTCTTATTTCTTCTATACTTTTAGGTTCAGCACTATCAGCATATACTACTACGTTTTTTTGTAGTTCTTTAGCGATGTCAGAATTAAGCATACCGGTACGATAAACCTTTTCGTTTACTATTCTTTGTCCGTTGTATTGATATATCTCTACTATTGCAGTAGGGTCTACTGAATAACCAAAGTCTAAGCCTATGCCAATTAATCGGGCCTCAATCGGAATAGTGTCGATTATCTTCCAATTATTAAACACAACTCCTTCTAAGCTACCTACTAAACCAAGTCCGTAAACGTTCCACCAATTGCGCCAATATTCAGAAGTCTTTGCTTTCTCTTTGTTCTTTTCTATTTGGTCTATTATTGATTGGTCTAAGGCTTCGTTATCCTTGTACGTTAGAATTATGAAGTCGCTATCTGCTTCGTCTTTTAGTTCCGTATGTACCCAAAACTCATTGGCAGGATTAAAGTCTAAAAATACCTCTCTCTTCGTTCTAATCGATAACTCATTGTATGCTTCAAAAGTGACGTTATTACACTCGTTGATATATAATATATCCCTACGAGCGCCACGCAGCTTAGACGCATCGTCAGCAGAAAAGAATTCCATAACGCTGCCATTCGCAAATTCATATCTTAAAAGTGATTTATTAAAGTTTGCATCTATGTAGCGATTAGTCCACCTCATTATCTTTAAGAAGTCTTTTAACGCACCTCTTCTTAAATGTGGTATTGTTTCAGCTACTATACTTATCTCAAGTCCTGATTGCCTTGCTGCTTTATCTATAAGGATAGGTATTATTCCAAACGTTTTTCCTGCATTGTCGTCCCCTACTACTAATTTCATAGGGGACTAAAGAGCGGAAGTTCCACCCTGAATAATCTTTATGCGATTCTTCAAGGCAAGAATCTTCCGTATTGCTGTTGTTACTTTAAACATATTGCCATTTAAATCTATAAGCAGTGTTATATTTTTTTTCTTTCTTACAACATTTAATAATCCCAAATGAATTAAAACCAAGTTCTCGTTTTACTTGATTTATACTTTCAAATTTACGGATTAAATTACCATCTAAATCAAATTGTAAAATTGCTTTTGATTGAATATGGTCTTTACCACTTTTGCTTTTTTGTAATCCGTTCTTGAATGCGTGTAATTGATTCTCACTTGATGTTACCCATTCTAAATTAGAAACATTGTTATTACGCTTAATTCCGTCTTTATGATTAACCTCTTTCTTGTTTTCTTTATTATATAAAAATGTCAAAGCAACTAATCTATGTACGCTAAAATAATATCTCTTTCCATCTTTAAATAGCTTTGCCTTTTCATATCCAGTTTTAGAATAATTCGTTTTTAAGATACGCTCCTCTTTAGTATTGCTATTTGTGCTTTTACCATTACCAAGACTTTTAATTCTTCCGTGGGTAGAAATCTTATACAAGTTTTCAAATCCCTTTATTTTTTGCCATATTTCCATACAGCAAATATACTAAAGTTTTTTATATTATGTACACCCTTGATAATCATAAATTAATCTTCTAACTCGTCATTATCTCCTTCTAAATCAAACAAGGGCTGTTCTATAATAGTAGTCTGTGTCTTCTCTACAAGGCTATTTAAACGTTGTGTAATAGATGGATTATACATTCCTGCCATACCACCCTCGATTTGGTCTGAGCGCACTTCCCTGCGTATACGTGAACAGATGGTAGAAAATCGTTTATACCTTCCTTTTGAATTACTAAAATACATTCCTAAATCTTGTATTACATCTTGGTCTGCACAATAGTTTTCAAAACCTTCTATCGTTAAAGGTCTTTCTTTCTCTCTATATACCATCTCAGCATCTTTGCCTACAAAGTCTTTTACTATGAATGGGTTTTCTTTAGTATGCTTCTTATAGGCTTGGAATAGTTCCCATAGATGTTCGGGGCTGTTTATCTTATTAGGTCTTCCCATTTGGTTCGTGTTTTAGTAAGTGCTTTATATTGCTCTTTTTATTTCCTTTTACTCTTATTCTTTACGTTTGCTTTCTAAAAGTGTATTTAACTGCACTAATTAGGATTGTAGGTATATGCTTCAAATTCGTCTTTATCTACTGGGTGTAGTTCCATTAGACCTATCTCATAGTCATAGAACACTATGTATTTAGCTTCTGCTATAGTCAGCATAAGTTTTAGAGCGTTCCACGTTTTAAGATGGCTCTCAGGGTTTATGAATACTATGTAGTAGTCACTTTCCAAACAGCCTACCGACTTCTCCGAGTTCCTTAATAACTTCCGCATTGTTATCATAGTGTATTGTTATACTGAGTTCTTTCACCTTCTCTACTTTTGCTTTATTGCTTCCTGTAGCATATACTCTACTTTCAGGAATAGATAAAGCCTTAGCACGTGTTAGCATTCCGTCTTTCTCTTGCCTTGCTGAAATAATATATACGTCTGCGCCTTTATTGATCCATTCTTCTGCTAACCGCATTCCTTTAACTGTGCTTAGTGTTTCGTCATAGTCAAAAGAAACTTTTTCAGAAGCCATCTTTTCTTCAAATGCTGAACGGCAAACTGCTGCACGTTGTTCCGTGTCATATTCAGATACCATCTTATCGTCCCCCATACATCGCTGCATAAAGTCGTTCATTCTTTCATATGGGTTTGGCTTAGGTATTGGCATCGTCGTACTCTTTATGTATTTTACGTAATTGCATTACTATATCTCTCCAGCAAGAAGAACAACTTGTAGGCTCTTGCTTTACATTTAAAACTCTATTGTATACTTTTAGTAGTGCGTGTTGATCGCTTGGGCTTATCTCTGCCGTGTTTCTACTAAAAAAAGTCTCAAGTATTCCGTGTTCGTCTTCCGTTAGACAATTAATCTTTCTGTAAGGGAACATTTGATTTAGCTTCTCCTTACGCTTATCGCATCCGCAATCTTCTCCAGCAATCCACTTAGCTACTTTATCTATACCGGTCTTCTTAAATACTTTCTCTAAAGTATCTCCTAAACCTTTTGAAACATCTTCTTTGATGTCATTTACTAATTCTGTCGCTTCGTCTTTTACTATTTCTACGACTTCTTGAACTACTTTAGGCTGTCTACCCCTTCTTTTCTTTTCCATTTCCTAATTCTTTAATTAATAACTCTAAGTGTACTATTCTTTCTAAATAGTGTTTTCCATTCAATAAGTTAACACCTTCGCCTTGCATACTCTGAGCAAATGCGACATAGGCTAACTCCTTTTGATTTTCTAAATACGCTTTTATTGTCTTCATCGTGCTAAATTAATATATCTTTCTTTTAACTGGTTAAACTCTTCCTGTAACGCTTCGTGTTTATCTAATAACTGATTGTGTTCACGTAGCACATTATCTATCTCTCGCCTTAAATAAGCTATTAACTCACGGGCTTCTTCTTTACTGTAGTATTCGTTATCCATATTATAGTAACTCATAATCGCCGTTAATGTAATCCTGGTAATCTTCTCCTATTGCTTCTCGCAGTTGCTGCTTACAATGCTTTATAGTATGGAATATAGATGTTAGACTAATCTTTGTTTCTGCTTCCAATTCTCGCATACTCATACCGGAGTCTCTGTATAACTCAAATAGCATCTTATCGTACCAATGCCATCTCTTTATCTCTTCTGATACTTTATGATCTATAGAGTTTTTAGCGTGTGTTTCGTGTTTATCTACGGAGTCATCGAAAACATAAATAGCTTCGTTTAGATCACACTTCTCTATTCTACTTTTTTGCTTACAAAAATCTACATAAATGTTTCGTAGTACAAACCATACAAAGCCTTTATTAACTTCTCCGTCTTTTACTATCTTATCCCACGTGGTGTATTTGTATAATCTCAAGTACATTTCCTGAACGATGTCCTCAGCGTAGAACTTCTCACCGAAGCCTTCTACCACACCTACAAAAAACTTGTGATGTTTAGCAACCTTATTAAGCCAATCAGTCGATGTTTCTGTAGATTCTGCTAACAACATACACGTAGATTAATTCTATAGCCTTAAAAAGTTTTTTCATTCTTCAGGGTTTAGCCTTACAAACTGAAAGTTAGGACAAGTAATATCTGAACTAAAAAACCAAGAGCGCACCCAGTCTTTAGACCTACGATGCGCTCTATATTGACGTAGCTTGGTAAGGTATTGTTGCTTATTCATAAAGATTTAGTCCGTTTTCGTGTAGCAAATCATTTAGCTTTTCCCTTGCTTCGTATAACGCATCTATCTCCTTCTCTTCCCTTTTCTCGTTATATTTACACTCCGCTCTTAGCCATTTATCTAACTCCCACATACAATGGATAAAATCATTCACCTTTAAAGCCTTTATAGCTTCTTTGTGATCGTCATCTGAAAACGTTATAGTCACCGCCATCTATCCAAAGTATTGTTAAACCAATCAAATTTAAACCTGCTAAAACTAACAGGATGTATGCAAAGGTAAAGTTTTCTGTCTTATATGCAAGATATGAAAACACCAAGCATAAGTATGTCACTATTAAAAAGTACAAATACATAGCTTATTGATGTAGGTTCATATACTCGTAGTACTCATCCCAATGCGTGGCATCGTGCATCCAGCTTTGAAGAGTAGTTAATTCGTCTTTTGTTAGACTGTAGCTTACGTAGTCTTCCTTAGTAGCATCGTACATTTGTACATCTGCTTTATCTAAGATCATTGTAAAGTTATCTTCAGGAGAATCGTACTTAACGTGGTAGTCTGCAGTACACGTGAATTCTTGCCATTTTCCATTTACTTTCATACTAAAACAAAATTCTTTCTCGAATCCAGTAAAGTCATAAATTCTAAAGCTGTCGTAATCTTTCATAGTGTGTTTTTTTGTCAAATATAAAATTATTCTTTAATAAAAAAGTGCTTTCTTATACACTCGTGCTTGTTAACATCGTTTTTTATTACGTAGTAGTTTTCTGTTTC